TTTAATGTTGTCATATTGTTAGGGTCAGTAACTTGTGGCATTCTGCCCTTGTAAGTTGGATATCCCTCCATTTCAAGAATATAAAGAGCCTCTTCTAGCTTTTCTCTTGAAACACCTAACTGCCTCTCAACTCCCTTACCTACATCGATAATTCCTTTACGCTCGATTTCGTCCCTGAGAATATCAGCAGTTTTTCTAGCCTGCTCCATTCTCTCTTTGCTATGTTCGTTTAAAAGTGATCTTACAGACGATTCATTAGGTAATCCCATTTCTTTTGCTATAGATCTAAGAGAATATCCTTTATCTCTTAAATCCTGAGCTCTTGCAACTTGCAATCCTCTTCTTTCGTCTTTTGCAAGTCCAACTTGAACTCTTAGTTTAGTAGTAGAAATATCAAAGTAATCAGCAATATCTGTTTCGGACATTCCTTCCTTTTGCATCTCTTCTACTCTAGAAAGAAAATCACCGCTATGCTGATAAGGGTGTTCTCCGGATCCCCAAGGGTATCTACCTGATCTTCTTTCTACTCCGTAATGCATGAGAATATCATCAGCAATGTAGTTACCCATATCAGTTCTCCTGTTCTTTAAGTTTCTTTATAACCTTGTCAAAAGATATAATCTTATCCATTATCGGAACAATGTCCTCTGCGGTAGGTTCCATATAAATAATGTCATCATTTTGGTAGATTCTCAGTTCAATGGAAATATCAGCAGGTTTGAAATTGTACTCCAAACAAAATAAAGCAGCATAGATTTCGAGCTGTTCCATATGTGTTGTTGTGATTCCAGTTTTTAAATCGTGGATTCTGAGAAACTTGTCTCTGAAAGATATAGCATCAGTAGTACCGAAACAGTTTTCGGAATATAAAAGGACTTGTTCCGGTGTCATCTTAAAACCTATGGCATCGTTTACAAACATATTTAAAGTTTTGTTAGACTTTGGAAGTTTCTGTCCTAACCTAATACACTGGGCTGCAAAATCGTGTAATATAGTTCCTCTTTCTGCAGCTGTATAATTCAAATATGAATTTATGAGTTTCTCTTCATCGTAATTAATCCAATGGTACTTACTAGCGCCAAGGAAAGCATGCATTCCCTCAAAACTCGAATGCTTGTTGAAGTTCATTCAAGACGTCCTCCTTGTTTTCAGGAAATATAAATCTTGCAAAAGACATCTCATTTAGAATATCAACATAGTACTGCTGATTAGGTCTTACACTTGATCTGGAATTTTTCTTTCCTTCGAGTGCAGCCCATTTGTTTTTGTAAAGAATCAAAATATCAGGAATACCTTGAATCTCATTTGGATCAGGATGAAGAATGATGCAACCTGGAAATATCAATTCAAGTTGTCGTATCAATTCTGTCTTAAATCGATTCTCTAACATTAAAATGTCCTCCAAGATGTCAAAAACGACAAAATATAAAGAGAACGCTAACTTAGCGCTCCCTTTATTATCCTTTCTCTTCATTAAAGGGGTTGTATATAACGCGCACCACAAAAATTGAAGAAAAAGTGTCTAAAAATGGTTTGGGTCAAAAACCCACTTTTTTCTCTATATTCTTTTTAAATAAAAATTTTTTATTTTCAATTAATAATAAAAAAAAGTGGGAAAGTGGGCTAAAACCCTGATTTTTGGCTTAAATAAGCCATTTTTTTGGGACAAATCCACCTTTCAAAAGTGGGCTAAAACCCACTTTTTTTGGGCTTTTTGATGATTACGTCCGTACAAGTGTTCGAATTTCGCCAATTTTTCTAAAAAAGCCCACTTTTGGCATTTTAAAAGTGGGCTAGAAAATATCAGTTTTTTACCTTTTTAACCTTGTACGTACGACCTTCATCGTCCGTAAACACTATAGTTCCACTGATCTTAACACCTGCAAAATTGCAAATGTTGTAGATAGTTCCGACAAGCTTATACATTCTTGAATTGAATATAGAGGTCCTTCTTTCTTCCTCTTCAATATTCTTAATAGCCTGATAAGCTGTAGGATCAGGTGCTCCGCTGCCATTAACTCTAAGTTCTCTATCTGAAATCTCACTCATTTTACTATCCTCCTATAATATAAATGTTTAGCAATCTTCTTCATAATCTTTCATGAGTATCAGTGCCTTAAACAGACCGTCTATAACACCATATGAATACTCTATACGATTACGAATATCAGTCTTGTTCTTTGATGATTCTTCATCCAGTATGAGCTTTTCAAGATTGGTTTCAGACTTACCAATAAGAGTATAAAGATCCTCTTTAATACCACTTATTAACTCTTCTCTAATATCTCTTATCAACTCTTCCTTCAAAAGATCCTCGTCTGAATCCAATCCGAGAAGTTCATTAATATCAAATTCAAATGGCTCTATAGATTCAATTTCAAATATCATCAACAATCCTCCTTAGTGAGATTCTTAATAGTTTTTCTTAATTTACTGTTTTCCTTGTCTAAAGATATAATTGTACTTAAAGCATCACTCATAAGCTCGTAACTACATTTATGAGCTTCATATAGAGGGCATTTAGGGCAATTATCATTAAGACAACATTTAAGCTGTAATATAGCTTTCTCTTTTTTATTCAGTCTCGCCATCTGTCTTTAAACCAGTCCCTGTAACAATATAAGGAGCATAGGGGAGAGTATCTATCCATTCACAGAATCTCCACCATTCATCAAGCTTATGGTAGCGTCTGGACTGGAATATATTTGTTAGTACCTCGTAGTTAAGCATTACAGTTCTCTTCTGATTGAAACTGGAAGGAAGCATCTGAATTATCTGCCACCACCAATGCTTGTCCTTACTTTCTTTGTAGAGAGAAATATCAGCATTAATATGATCTATAAGATTCTCTATTATCTTGACATTAGCTGCTCCGAGATGCTCAACACTGAAATTATCAATAGTGAGAGGTTCTCTATGAATTGTGTGCATAGTGCTGCATGAATTTGCTACAGTTCCAACCTTATAAGTATCGAATTCCTTCCACCAATATAACGGAGCTGTAATATCAGCATAAACCTGTATCATTCTCTTGTATTTACCATGTACAGGCCCTCCGAGTGCGAGAATCTCCATAAGCTTGAGGTCATCATCGCCAACAAAGAACTGGTAATCTGCTGAGTTAAGAGTATGCTCGTCAAGAATATAAGTCTTGTAGCTATCGCTCTTGTCCCAACTATTAAGAGGATTTCTCATTCCTCTTATAGCCTCCTCAATTCCTCTAACAGTTACATTTTCAATAACTATCATTAGTATTTCTCCTTTCGAAAATATAATTACTCTTCTGTAAGAAGACCGGATTCAGTCTTTTCATCATCCATAGGAGGAATATCAACTACAGGAGTTGAAACTTCCTGATTCTGTGTCTTCTTAGACTTGCTACCCTTCTTTTCCTTAACCTTTGCAATTGCATTCGTAATCGTCATAGATTTACTCCTTTTGATTTGAAATATCCGGATTCATTGAAGTTCTTCTTGTTCTTCAATGCTCTACTGATTGCTAAGTCTATTCCGGCTCTAGACTTTAAATGGTAGTAATATAAATCAACGAATGGAGTATTAAGTCTGTTGATTCTTCCGGATGCCTGCACCATAACCTTGTATGAGTAATTCTGTGAAAAGAATATAATTGTATCAGTCTCGACACAGTTCCAACCTTCAGCTCCGGCTGAGTATTGGACTAAATAAGCCCAGGAGTCTGATTTAGGTATCGGATCGTGTTTATGACCGTTCCACTCAGCATAGGTGTAGTTTTCAAATATCGTCCGTAGAATCTCTAACTCGTAATCAAAGTTGTAAAATATAATGACCTTGGGATGCTTCTCTACAAGCTCTAATAAAGCCAGTTTCCTGGAATCATCAGAGTTAACGAGTCTTCTCAATAAATAACAAAGCTCCGATGCATTTTTCACCGGAGCGTTTGTGTATGGATTCCAACGAGTTTGGTAAATATCCTTATATGCTTTCTGGTCATAGTTGACAAATACGACCTCATTATGTGTTTTAGTTTTTCGTTCGAAGTCCATCTTTATTAGAATATCATTCTTGTGTCGAAGCAGTTTACCTTGACCAATATACCTGTCAACTTTGGGATACTTAGTGAATCTGGAATATATAACGTGTTCTCTCACAAACTCTGTTTTGTTTTTGTAGAAACCGTTCGCTATGAACACAGGAATATAATCAGACCATGTATCACCTGGAGTCGCAGACAATAATATCCATTCGTTTGATTTAACAATTTTAAGGAAAGCCTTTACCCATGTACCGCTGCCTACTACTCTTTGTTCGTCAAATATAAAGAAGCCACCGACTGTATTGGAATACTTTTTAATGTTATTCCAAGAGTCGATGACTACAGGTTGAGAAATATCAAAGTTAGATAGTTCCGCATCCCACTCTTTAGTATCTCGCTTTCGAGCTGTTGTAATAATATAGAGTGGTTTAGGTGATTGACGAATATAATAGGCTAGGGAAGTAAGAGACTTTCCGCTGCCAACACCTCCACAAAGAATACAACCATTCTTCATTTTGGATAAGGCTTCTTTCTGATGAGAATATAACTCCATGGTTTTCAAAAATATAAAGGGTCAGCATTTTCCAACCCTTCAATATTGTTATGGTATTTTTTCAGTGTAATTATTTACGGTTCCCTATTTATATGGCTTAAGTAATCCTCCAGTTGATCCAGGTCATTAATGGCATTAAGCTCCGCCCTTGAAAACGACCTAGCTCCAGATATAAATGCTGTACCTATAAGTGCTAAACCTGAAGTTATGAATAACCCAAGTTCAACAATCACAAGTGCTCTGCTACCAGTATCCTGAGCGGCTTTAAGCAAGTCTTTAAGAGTAATATCCTTTTTAACTCCTGTTTTATCATTTTTAAGCCTTTCAAATACGTAATCCTTCATTGATTACCTCCTAAAATGTTTTCATTAAAGGATTAGTAAAGTTCGCGCATTTACAAAAACATCTTAATAATATAGTCTGCCAGTGCTTCTATGGCATCCTCTCTTGTTTTATACTGCATAAGAAAACCAGGATGGAATATCTTAGAATCATAATCTTTTACATTTTGAGCAAGATCCACTATCTCATCATACATGCTCATTGGTATTATCGCTGAATCTTCGGTAGGAATATCAGCGCCTTCACCGTTGAGGCCTCTGCTGGGAATATCCATAAGATCCGGCCTCTTTTCTTCGTTCCATGCAAGACAGCATAAGTTCCATATCGCAGCGATGAGATGGTCTTCATCTCTCCATCCATCAGCATACTTCACAATATGCCTCATAGCACTGTCTAAATATGAGTGAGAAGGGATACCTTTTTCCCAATTTCTTTCTCCGTACTTCTTGGCTCCGTTTTCGAAATGTCTAGCCAAACGCATAAGCACACACATAGGGAGAAGATCAAACCTTCCTTTACCATCAGATAAATCCCTAACTGCACCAGATTCGAATGGTGTTCTGTCTCCGCTATCCTTGATTTCCAATTTTATCCATCGCCTCCATTAATTCGTCAAAAATATAAAGTGATTCTGTTCCGTCCTTACGATACTGTTCGTGCGTTGTGTAGTAGCATTCTCCATTATGAATATGACAACCTGTTTTCTTACAGCTGTCGTTCTTTTCAGGATCACACTCGTAAAGATGAGTTCTTAAAATATCCATGTTACCGCCACTCACTCATCATAACTCCTATCATAAGATTTAGTGTCCCAATAATTGCCCATACAATAGCCAGCAAAAATCTATTATCGACATAGTACAAATATACAACGAAGAAATCTAATATACCAATAATGATACTAATCACTGCTCTATAACCTCCATCTTTGCTCCGCAATAAAGGCAATATCTTGCATAGTAGTGTTGTTCATTTGGTACCCACGAATGGCATTCACTACATGAAAATGTACCATTATCATTTTTTACCCAATGACCATTCCTCACAGGCTCGTAGCCTTGTGTCTTCAAATCGTTAACGGTGTTGCGGATTACTTTTGTCCATCGGTGACAACAATGTGCTTCTTGGTCATACTCTTTGCAATCAGTACACCACTCAAATTCCACAGGCTCGGCTTTTAGTGCAAATATCGCCTTGGATAAAGCGGCATACTTGAGTTCGTCATACTCATCGAAAAAGTTGTAACACGCTCGAATACCGCTAAGTATTTCTATTGCTTCTTCGTTTGTCATCTCTCGGTCAGCCATTTTCTACCTCATCCATGATTCTGGCAAAAATATCCATGTTAGAAAGGAAGATCCATGTCTTCCATTTCTTCAGCATGAGGACGTTCGTCCGGCGAATCGAAATTATAATCATCAGCGAATTCGTCTTCGTAAGCAGTTACATACATGGTCTTTAAATATGCTTTAACTCCCGTTTTACCGTTTACCTCCCACTGATAAGGCCTGAATGAAAGATCTACTTTCTGAATATCAGCCGAATCAAGAATATCTATGTTGTCTTCAGTAAGCTGGTTCTTATGATTACCAGTTATGAAATATACATTAGGAGGATAGTAATCGAATGAAACAGATACCTGAATATAATTCTTAGGAAGTTCATCAGGATCTCTGGGCTGAAGGATTTTTACATTCCATCCATCTTCTGTAAGGTTCTTTACAGTTTCTTCATCGTCTATTATTACGCAGAAATTTCTATTTCCTGCTCTATTGAATTTGCTCTCTCTTCCTGAGAAATTCCTAAATATAATGTGTGCATCCCTTATACTAACGTTTCCAATCGTTGACTTTCTTTCCATGTTTGTTTCTCCTTTCGCCTGTGGTATATAGGAAATTTTCTTTCCATCTTTTTTGGTTTTCTATGTCTTGTTTTGTTCTAAAAGAAATATAGCTGTCACATTTTGAGTGACAGCCTAAATATCTCTCTTTACAATTGTTACATGGCGATGAATATCGCATAACTATTCTCCTATAAATTGTTCAATGTCTCCATACTTGGAAATATCTTTTACGGCTTGATCTACAAGCTTTTGGTAATATGACTTGTCAATATCATCTGCTCTGTTTTCTTTGGCAACCTGCTCAGATTCCAACCATCGATATCCTTTTGTACCAGTAGCGGCAGAATATCCGCCTTTTCCATTATCTCTAAGGAGTTCTCCTCCTCCGCATCCTGGTTTTATAGGGCAGAATCTTCCAATCTTTCCTACGAATTTGTAGTCATGCTCGTCCGTACCAAGTCCTTCATTCATGTCCAAATATAATGCTGAGGTGACCGATTTTGTTTCGCACATATCGTCGAACATTATCGGATCCTTAGAAAATAATGTCTTGAATACATATGGAACTTGGAACTGGGTACCTGTTGCAGTCCATTCTCCATTATCGTACTTAGCAATATATACGGCATCATTTACAAGACACATTCTGTCGTACGTAGCCTCGTGTTCAAATGTGTATCCGTATTTAGCTCCATACTCCTGGACAAAGGATATAATCTCAGGTGTAGCGTTCGGTATCTTGATAGAGTCCGTCTTAATATGAGCGACCGTAAAACCCTGTTCCTGAACCTTATGTTTAAGATTGATCATAAATAAGGCTCCGCGTTTTGCAACTATATTGTCCTTATTACGAATATCGCGAAAAGGATTATCGAACTTGGCCGCGGTCAAACCATACACGGAATTTATAGCTATCTTTAATGCCTGAGCAAGATCCTTTGCAGTATTCTCGTCAGTAAGATACTTTGAAAGTTTTCCTCCAAGCATTTTTCTTGCTTTAGAAAAATCCTTATGCTTGATAGCTATACGGGCATCAAGAATATCTTTAAACCTTTGAGTATACTCCTTACCGAATAGATTCTCGGCCACTATACTAGACGGATGCATAGAAGCAATATCAAGCAATGCTACGTTTGTATACATGCCTGGTTCAGCGTATACATATCCGCCTTCTCCAACTTCTTCTCCACGATATGTAGACTTCCCGTGATCATACACATAACCGGGAAATATGGGTTTACCGTCGACAGTGAATTTAGTGTACTCATCATCGTCGAGTTCCTTTAAATATCCTCTATCATCTCCCATATCACGATAGTTGAATTCGGACTGCGGTTTACGGTTATCACCAAATATAATTCTTGTAGTAAGACTATTTGTCGTGTCATTCACAGACATGCCGGCAACATCTGCCAATATCTTCCTAGCTGTAAAATCTGCTTGTCTTGAATTAAATACTGCTTCAGTCGCTATAACATCGTTGTCACAATATCTTGCTACTTCTTCCCACATGCCTTCCGGTACAGGCTGATCCCATGGTAAGCCTAATTCCTGATGATGGATACCAAGATCTATCTCGAACTTTTTAAGAGACTGCTTTACAGATGAGAAATCGTAAATATCAGTGTACGAAAGATTATAGGCTTCACTGAAGAAGCAATTAGATTCACCGGATATAATTCTCTGAGAGAGTCTATAGAGTTGCTCGTTCGTATAACCCATAAGTCTTGCATACAAAATATGATTATCGTATCTTCTGCAGTTAAATCCTACAAGAGGATGCTTAATAAGATTCTCTATTTGTGCAGAAGTAGGATTGAACATCCTTATCATTGGATTATCACCTGCAAGTTTGCAATTGATTAAAAATAAGTTAGGAAAAACCTCGACATCGTAAAACATTAATGAAGAAATATCAACTTCAGGAGAAGTATCTATTCTATCTTCAGATTTGAAATGCATCTTAGTAACAAGATTGAGACAATACTCAGCATTGTTTGTACTTCCATTTGCAAAAGCAATGACAGCATTTTTCATATCAGAAACATCATAATGTAGATCCTTATTAGAATATGCATCTTCCAGAATCTTAAATATGAAGTCGATACTTGGCTTGGTATTTGCGTGATACTCCTTATTGAGATTCCTTTTTATTAACGTCCGTATCCCTTTTTCGGTTTGGACGACCTCCTTATCTATCACTTTTTTATCTCCTTTCAATGGTAAACCAGAACTAATCGTTGCAATAGGAATATCGTTGCATTTACTGAG